GAAATGTATGCACACAAGGTACAAGTTGACGGAGAATGGAAAACATTCCCATGTTTAAAACATGAAAAAGGTGAAGCATGTCCATTCTGTGAAGCTCGTGAAGCTTTACTTGCAACTGGAAAAGAAGCTGACAAAGAATTAGCTAAAAAATACAACGCTAGAATGTTGTACATAGTTAAAGTTATCGACAGAGATAATGAAGCTGATGGTGTTAAGTTTTGGAGATTCAACCATGACTATCGTAAAGAAGGAATTTATGATAAAATCATTGGTGTATTAAACGCAATAAAAAAAGATGTAACAGACCCATCTACTGGTCGTGATTTATTGTTGACAATCAACAGAAATCAAAGCAATGTTCCAGTTGTATCAGCAGTTGCGTCATTGGACCCAAGCGTTCTTTCTGAAAATGCTGATCAAGCAAAAACTTGGTTATCTGACACAAGAACATGGGAAGATGTGTATTCAGTAAGAAATTACGATTACATGGAAATCATTGTTAAAACAGGCAGTGCTCCAGTTTGGGATAAAGAACAAAAGAAATTTGTATCTAAAGATGCTGTAAAAGCTGAAACAAAAAATGATTTAGAAGCAGAATTGACAATGGGTGTTGAAAATGTTAAAGCAAATGTAAAAGCTGCAACAACAACAACAACAGAAGCAAGCGAAACAGTTGCAGAACCAGAAGGTGAAGAAAAAGACGATCTTCCCTTCTAAAATGTAAAAATAATTCTACCTTTCTAAATATTTATTTAATATAACAAATAAATATTTAGAAAGTTTAAATGGAAGAAATTAAAAAAAAAAGTGTTTTAAATGTGAATTGGTTCTACCAATATCTGAATTTTATAAACATAGTCAAATGTCTGATGGACATATTAATAAATGTAAAAGTTGTGCTAAAAATGATACATTAAAAAATGAATTAGAATTGAGGAAAAATCCAGAATGGGTTTTAGCTGAAAAGAAAAGACATAGAGATAAGTATCATCGACTTGAATATCGAGGTTTATGGAAACCAAGTTATGAAAAGAAGAAAGCAACAATTAAGAAATACAATCAAAAATTTCCAGAAAAATACATGGCTTATAAATATGGGGAGTTATATTTAACCAAAAGTCCAGATTTTGATTTGCATCATTGGTCATATAATCAAGAAGATTGGTTGGATATTATAGAATTATCAATTAAAGATCATGGTTTTTTACATAGATATGTTGTTTATGATCAGGAAAGAATGATGTATAGAACATTAGATGGAATTCTTTTAGATACAAAAGAAAAACATTTAAAATATTTTAATGAATGTAAACTTAAGTATGAATATTAAAAAAACGAATAATGAAAACTATTGAAAAGAGTGATTTAAATAAAGATTTAGCAAAATATTTATTGGATAATAAAAATATTTTTGTTAGAAGAGATAATGGTATTATCAGACATATCAAAATATTTGAAAACAAAGATGATTTGATTGATTATATAAAAATTAATTTTGATGAAGGAAATGATTGGAGTGTGTTTTATACAGGTGAAGATGCTTATTTAACAGCTTGTAATAATAAATATCATGGATATTTAGATGATTTTTTATTTGATTTAGAACAGATTGAAACAATTCCATTAGATATAAATGAACATTTAAAATCATTACTATCTTATGATGAAATAACTAGTGTTATTTCAAGAGATTATTTTATTGATGCAATTTATGAAGTTAACACTATGAAAATATTTTGTGAAGTAGATAAAAATAAAGCAACAAAAGGTAGTTTTACCTTTAATGAAAATCAAGGTCCAGTTCAATATGAAATATATCCTTTTTAATTGATTTAAAAATAGAAAATAATGGAAACAATAATAAAAACAAATTTAACATCAAAATTAGAAAAAGCATTATTAAACAATAAATTTTGTTTTGTAATGAAAGAAAACGAAAACATTATTTTTGTATCAGATTTTGAAACAAAAAATAGTTTGTCTAATTATCTCAAAACATTTTTTGATATTTCAGCAACGTTTGAATATAGAACAGCTGAAGAAGCTTATGTTTATAGATGTAATTATTTATATAAAACATATTTAGAATTAATATTAAAACATTTTAAAGATGGAAAAGATTGGGGTGAAGATGAAAATAAACTTTATAAAAAATTAGATGATACATTTAAACGTAAAGAATATTTTCAAAAAATAATGACGTATGATAATATGGTACTTTGTATTCCAAAAGGAATTAATGATGTTGACGGAATTTTTGAACGAGAAAATACAAATTTAATATGTAGTGTGAATTCAATAGAATCGACAAAAGGAAATTATGAAAATATAAGTTTTGAAATTTATTAATAGGTGTTTCACAATTAACAAAATGGAGGTGAGAAATCACCTCTTTTTGTTCAAAACAATAACAAAAGTATAAAAATATGAAAAATGGCTAAAAAACCACAGAAAAATAGTGATGGCGGTAAAAAACCACCAATTAATAAAAAACCATTTAATCCAGATGAATTTAAGGATGATGAAGGATTAAATCGTGATGTAAGAAATAAAGAATTGACTTGGATACCTCTTTCAGAAGCATTTCATGATGCATTAAAAGTTCCAGGTATACCTAAAGGATATTTTACTTCTTTTAGAGGATATTCTAATACAGGAAAATCAACCGCTATATATGAAGGTGTTGCTGGTTGTCAAAAAATAGGTGATTTTCCTGTAATTTTTGAAACTGAAGGTAATTGGAATTGGGAACATGCTAGAAATTGTGGAGTTCAATATGAAGAAGTTATTGATGAAGAAACAGGTGAAATAAAACAAAAAGGAAATTTCTTATTCATGAGTGGTGATGATCTTTTGAAAAGATATGAAACATTTGACTACTCATCAACAAAAAATGGTACCAAAAAATTAAGACATGAAGTTGTTGTTGAAGATATCGCTAACTTTATGAACTATATTTTAGATAAACAAGATGAAGGGAAAATCACTCGTGATATAGCATTCTTTTGGGATTCAGTTGGGTCAGTAAATTGTTTCAAAGGAGCTATGTCAAATTCAAGTAATAATCAATGGACTGCTGGTGCAATTGGTGCTTGTTTTAAATCTTTGATTTATGGTAGAATACCAAATACTAAAAGAATTGATATGCCATATACTAATAGTTTTGTTATAGTTCAACAAGTATGGTTGGATAATGAAAATAAAGTAATTAAACATAAAGGTGGTGAGGCGTTTTTTAGTGCTCCAAGAATGATATTTCACTTTGGTGGAATTTTATCACATAGTACTAATAAACTTAAAGCAAAATCTGGTGGTGAAGAATTTCAATTTGGTACTGAAACAAAAATTAGATGTGAAAAAAATCATGTTAATGGTGTAGAACAAAAAGGTGTTATTGCATCAACACCACACGGTTATTGGAATCCAGATAAGATTGAAGATTATAAAAGAATTCATAAAGATTATATTATGAAGCATCTTAATACTACTATGGATGATTTTGATATTACAAAAGAACCAGATGGTCCTCAAGAGGATTAAAAAAACTTTTTATTAACCTTTTAAATTAAATGCTTTGAATAAAAGACCACCACGTAGCGGTGAACAAATCGTAAAACTACAAAATACACTATTGGTTGACGGAAATGCCCTATTTAAAGTAGGGTATTTCGGTGCCAAGAGCGAGTATAATCAACATGGCCAACACATCGGTGGTCTATATCAATTCCTAACAATACTTCGTAAAATACTTACAGAAGATTTATATCACAGAGTATATGTATTCTGGGATGGAAATTTCAGTGGCAAGTTAAGATATGAAATTTATCAACCATATAAGAGTGGTCGTGGTAAAGATTATATCAATGGAACTCAACCAATTGATGAGTCTGAATTACAACAACGAAAACTTGTTTGGGAATACTTGAATGAAATGTATGTTAGACAATTAAAACATGAAGTGATTGAAAGTGATGATTTCATTGCATATTATTGTTTGACAAAAAAAGAAAACGAAAAAATAACTATCTTAACTCATGATAGAGATTTTTGTCAACTGATCTCCAATGATATCAGAATTTATTTTTTAGATTTGAAAAATTATGTTGACCCATCCAACTTTTCTTCGTACTTTTGCTATAATCACGAAAACTCACGTCTGATAAAAACCATATCTGGTGATGATAGTGATTCCATAAAAGGAATAAAAGGTGTTAAAGAAAAAACACTTATTAATTTATTTCCAGAATTAAAAGATAGATCATTAACCATTGACGATATTATTGATAGTGCGAAAAAGCAACAAGAGGAAAGAATAACAAAGAAATTAAAACCGCTTAAAACTCTTGATAATATTATCAACAAAATAACAGATGGTGTTCAGAAGGAAAACATTTATGAAATAAATGAAAGACTTGTAAATCTGAAAAGACCAATGTTGACTGAAGATGGTATAAAAGATTTAGAACAATTAATTGATGGGACTCTTGATTCATCTGGGAGAGACCTTAAAAATGTTCTTGTAATGATGAAAAGAGATGGGTTGGATAGAACGATTGGTGAACAAAGATATCCAGAATATCTATTACCATTTAAAAAATTAATAGATCGAGAAAATAACGAGTAATTCAACAAACAATAAATAAATAACAATTTTATGACAACAGAAACACAACCAAAAAGAACAACTGAGTGGTCTTCTAATTTCGGAAAACCAATTGAAGAACAACGATTTGAATTCATCCTGTACATCAATGATCACATCATTTGTCAGAGATATTTCAACATTCGTGATTACAATGAAGATTCCATTCAATCACTTGAAATAAAAGAATTGATGGAAAACATATGTGGAATGAGTAATGGGCCTATTGGTGAATTAGGGATCATACCTAAGTTCTTGAAAAATAAATCAGTTGATTATATTTGGAATAATTACAATCCTTATAACATTCAACCAGATCAAGGTACTAAAAATATCTATGAAAAAGCAGATAATTTCCAATTTGAAATTAAGATAGATAAGAAGATGGTGGCTAAAGCTCAATTTACTGGAAATGTATTTCCACCAAAGGTGAGATATGCTGTAGATATAAAAGAAATTATTCCGTCAATTATGAGTGAAATTAGGCATTTTTTAAGCCAAAAAAATTATACTAAAGTAGAGTCGAATGTGACACTTTAAGATATTTATTATAACAAGAGTTTTTAAAGAAAGTGAAAAATTAAATGGCAAAGATAGATAAGGATAGTTTGGGGTATTTGGGTTTTGATTATCAACTTAGGTTGATGGCCCAAATACTAACAGACACAAAATTTGCAAATTCTATCATTGACATCGTTGACCCAAATTACTTTGATGATCCTTATTTAAGGATCATCGCTGCAACTATAAAGGATGCTAAAAGAACAGATGATATTATTCCAGATTTTGGAAGTGTTGAATTTAGACTCTTAGCTGATATTAAAGATGATGTGCAGAGAAAGTATGTTGTTTCCCAATTACGTAAAGTTGAATCTGCAAATTTAAATGATACATTTAAAGTGCAAGATGTAGCAATGAAGTTTTGCAAACAACAAGAATTGAAAAAATCAATAAAGGAGATTCAAAAAATTATTGATAAAGGAGATGTTGAAAATTATGAACAATGCGAATCAATATTAAGAAAAGCATTAGAACATGGTGATAACAAAGATGATGGGTTAGATGTTCTTGATAACATTAAAGAAGTTTTAGTAGATGATTTCAGAAAACCAATACGAACAGGTATTAAGGGGTTAGATGAAATAATGGATGGTGGTTTATCAAAGGGAGAACTGGCTGTTATATTAGCACCATTTGGTGTTGGTAAAACAACTATGATGACCAAGATAGGCAATACAGCCATGAATGATGGTTATAATGTTTTACAAATATTCTTTGAAGATAATCCAAAGGTTATCCAAAGAAAACATTTATCTTGTTGGTCAGGAATCGACTTGAATAATTTATCTCTTCATAAAGATGAATTAATTAAGATGTGCAATGAAATGGCCAGCAAGTCTAGAAATGGTAAAGGTGTATTAAAGCTTAAAAAATTTGCAAGCGATGGTACAACAATACCAATTATCAGACAATACATTAGAAAGTTGATAGCCCAAGGGTTTAGACCAGATTTAGTGCTATTAGATTACATTGATTGCGTCCAACCTTCAAAGCATTTTGATGATGCTAACGTTGGTGAGGGCAGTATTATGAGGCAATTTGAAACATTACTATCAGAACTAGACTTAGCTGGATGGACAGCAGTACAAGGTAATAGAAGTTCAATTAAAGCCGAAGTAGTAGAAGCTGATCAAATGGGTGGATCAATCAAAAAAGGACAAATAGGTCACTTTATTGTATCTATAGCAAAAACACTTGACCAAAAAGAAGCTGGAACTGCTACAATGGCAATTCTAAAATCAAGATTTGGTAAGGATGGTGTTATTTTCCAAGATATTAAATTTGATAATGCAACAATTCAAATTGATATGGGTGAAAGTAAAGGAGGAAGAACCACAACGGAATACAAGAAAGATACTGATACAAAGAACTTGCAAAGAGTTAATTCAGTATTAGAAGCTACGAAGGCTAGAAATAGAGCACTTAGTGGACCCACCGAAGAAGGTGTGGAGGCAACATAATGAATAAAATAATTAATAATTAATATGGATTTATCAACCAGCATATTATCGGACATAACAGTTCATATGAAATATGCGAAATTCATACCAGAGTTAAATAGACGAGAAACTTGGTATGAATTAGTGACTAGAAACAAAAACATGCATCAAAAAAAGTATCCTCAGATAAAAGATGAAATCGAAGATGCTTACAAATTTGTATATGATAAAAAAGTACTACCATCTATGCGTAGTCTTCAATTTGGGGGGAAATCAATTGAGATAAGTCCAAATAGAATTTATAATTGTGCTTATCTACCAATTGATGATTGGAGAGCATTCAGTGAAACAATGTTCCTATTGCTTGGTGGTACAGGAGTTGGATACTCAGTACAAAAACATCACATTGAAAACCTACCTGAAATTAGAAAACCAAACCAAAATAGAAGCAGACGTTTCTTGATTGGTGATTCTATTGAAGGATGGGCTGATGCGATTAAAACACTCATGAAAGCATATTTTGAAGGATTATCAGACCCTGATTTTGATTATTCTGATATTAGACAAAAGGGTGCATTGTTGGTTACTAGTGGTGGTAAGGCACCAGGACCACAACCTTTGAAAGATTGTATTCATAACATTAAAAAAATTCTTGATGCAAAACAAGATGGAACCAAATTAACACCAATAGAAGTTCATGATATCGTTTGTTTTATTGCTGATGCAGTATTAACTGGTGGTATACGTAGAGCAGCACTTATTTCTTTATTCTCATTAGATGATGAAGAAATGCTTGCAGCTAAAGTTGGAGCTTGGTGGGAGTTAAATCCACAAAGAGGTAGAGCTAATAATTCGGCTGTAATACTACGTCATAAAATAACTGAAGATAAGTTTTTTGATCTTTGGAAAAAAATTGAAGGAAGTGGGTCTGGAGAACCAGGTGTATATTTTTCAAATGATAAAGATTGGGGTACTAATCCATGTTGTGAAATAGGATTAAGACCAAATCAATTTTGTAATCTTTGCGAAATAAACGCATCTAACATCGAATCTCAAGAAGATTTAGAAAATAGAGTTAAAGCAGCTGCTTTCATAGGAACACTTCAAGCTGGATACACAAATTTCCATTACTTGAGAGATGTTTGGAAACGTACTACTGAAAAAGATGCACTTATTGGTGTTGGAATGACAGGTATTGGTTCTGGTGAAGTATTAAAATACGATTTAGAAGCAGCTGCAAAAGCTGTTTTGAAAGAAAATATTAGAGTGGCTAAATTGATTGGAGTAAATAAATCAGCAAGAACAACAACAGTTAAACCTTCTGGAACATCTTCATTAGTTTTAGGTACAGCATCAGGTATTCATGCTTGGCATAATAATTATTACATACGAAGAATTCGTGTTGGTAAAAATGAAGCAATTTATACTTATCTTAACATTTATCATCCAGAGTTAATTGAAGATGAATTTTTCAAACCTAAAGAACAAGCAGTAATCTCAGTTCCAGTTAAAGCACCAGAAGGTTCGATCTTCAGATTTGAATCACCTATGGACCTATTAGAACGAGTTAAATTATTCAATACTAAATGGGTTAAAACTGGTCATAGAGATGGTCAAAACACACATAATGTGTCTGTAACCGTATCAATCAAGAAAGAAACTGAAAAGGTATCTAAATTGGATGAGAATGGCCTTCAATTGTTGGATAGTTATGGTCAACCAGTAATGGAAGATAGACGTGATCCTAATGGAAAGGTTATTTACAAAGTAAACGAATGGCCAGTTGTTGGTGAATGGATGTGGGATAATAGAGAGAATTTTAATGGTATTTCAGTATTACCTTATGATGGTGGTTCCTATATTCAAGCTCCTTTTACCGATTGTTCAAAAGAAAAATACGAAGAAATGATGAAATCTCTAAGTAATGTTGATTTGACTAAGGTTATAGAAATGACAGACAATACAAATTTATCTGGAGAAGCTGCTTGCAGTTCTGGTTCGTGTGAAATTGATATTGATAAGAAAGACTTAATTAGACAATAATCAAATTAAATATTAAAATTAAAAGTAGAGAAATTCTCTACTTTTTTTTTGTTCTTTTATTTATTTCACAATATTTATCGTTATAATAGTATTATAAACTTGTGAAATATGGAAAAAATAGAAATGATTAATAAAAATTTTGGCCATCTAACTGTAACAAAAGAACTTGGTGTTACAGGAGCTGGCCATCTTATGTATGAATGTATTTGTGAATGTGGAAAAACGACTAAACGAACAGGAACTTCATTAAGAAGAAGCAGATATTCTAGTTGTGGTTGTTATAAACCACCAGCTGGTGTGAAATCACCACATTGGAAAGGAGTTGGTGAAATAAGTGCTGATTGGTTTTATAATAAAGTAATTCGTTCAGCAAATGGTTCGAAAGGAACTAGAAAAATAAAAGAAATAGATATTGATTTACAATATATATGGATGTTATTTTTAGAGCAAGAAAGAAAATGTGCTTTAACAGGACTTATATTGACATTTCCAGATACAAACAATAAAAAAGATTATACAATAGCTACAGCATCATTAGATCGAATTGATTCAAATAAAGGATATATAAAAGGAAATGTACAATGGGTTCATAAAATAATTAATATGATGAAAAGGACTTATTCACAGGATCAATTCATTGAAATGTGCAAGTTAGTGGCAAAATGTAAATAAAAGGTCCTAATTATTTCCATATTTACTTATAAAAATAGTTTAGTATTATATTTATGTAGAAATAATACTATGGCAAACGGTAAATACATCAATATAAATTACCCATTTAAAGATAGCCCAAAAGGATTCTTTTTAGATTTAAATTCAGATGAAAATGCAGCAATAAAAGCTGATTTAATGCATTTGATTCTAACTAGAAAAGGTCAAAGGTTATATAATCCAGACTTTGGAACTGATTTATTGAGATTTATCTTCGAACCAGAAGATGGACTAACATTAAATAAGATAAAGGATGAGATTAAAACTGTTGTAAAACGTTTCTTACCTAAGCTCCAAATAAATCAAATAACAGTCGATCAGTCAACAGAAAGTGAATATGCTGCTGTTGTAAGATTAGATTATTCAATAACAGATGACGTTTTTACAACATCAGACTTCATAATAATTAATATTTAATATGGCAAATAAAGGAATAAATTATACGTCACGAAATTTTGCAGATATTCGTTCTGACTTGGTTAATATGGCTAGACAATACTATCCAGATATCTTTAACGACTTTAATGATGCATCTGTTGGTATGATGCTTTTGGAATTAAATGCTGCGGTTGGTGATATGTTATCATTCAACACAGATAAAATGTTTCAAGAAACACAAATAGATTATGCTAAGGAAAGAAGCTCGATCTTATCAATGGCCAGAACATTTGGGTTGAAGATTCCAGGAAAAAGACCAAGCATTACTATTGTTGATTTTTCAGTTACACTACCAGTTCTTGGTGATACATTCGATTTATCGTATGCTCCATTAATCAGGTCTGGTTCTCAAGTAACTGGTGCTGGTAAAGTATTTGAAGTTACAAATGATATCGATTTTTCAAGTCCATTCACAATCGGTGGAATACCAAATAGACTTATCATTCCAAATTTCAACTCAAATAATATTCTTGTAAATTATACAATAGTTAAAAGAGAAATAGTTCTTAATGGCTTTACAAAAATATTCAAAAGAGTAATCAATGCAAATGATGTTAAGCCATTCTTGGAGATTATTCTTCCAGATAATAATGTTTTATCTATCGATTCAATTATATCATTGCAAGGAACTAATTTTACGAAAGACCCAACACTAGATCAATTTCTAGATATGGATAAGAAGTGGTTTGAAATGGATTCATTAGCTGAGAATGAAATATTCGTTGATGACAATTCAAAAACAAGCGATAATGCTGGTATTAGACCAGGAAAATGGGTTTCAACAACTAAAAAATTCATTCGTGAATACACTGATTTAGGATTTACCAAGATTATTTTTGGTGGCGGTAGTCAAGACGTAAGTAGCTTATCAAACTTTGATACAAATGCAGCTCTTGTAAATCAAATTGGTGATTTTATAAACAATATGTCTCTTGGTGAGACACCTACAGCAAATACAACTATGTTTATAAAATATAGAGTTGGTGGAGGTGCTGATACAAATATTGGAACAAATGTATTAAAGAATCTTGGAATTATTAACATGACTGTTAATGGTCCAGTTCAAGCAACTAACAATGCAGTTAAATCTTCATTGAAGGTCAATAATTTATTTCCAGCGTTAGGTGGTAGAAACGAACCAAGTGTTGAAGAAATCAGAAATCTTACAAGATATAACTTTTCTTCACAAAATAGAGCAGTAACGATAAAAGATTATCAAACAAGAATTGGTTTAATGCCAGGAACGTTTGGTGTTCCATTCAGATGTGGTGTTTTTGAAGAACAAAATAAGATAAAAGCTTATATATTAGGATTAGATGCTGATTCAAGATTAACAAATACATCTACCAGTACATTAATTGATAATATTGCAACATATTTGGCAGATTTTAGAATGATAAATGATTATGTTCAAATAACTAATGGACGAATTATAAACCTAGCATTTGAAATTGATTTATTTGTAGATAAAAAATTATCGCAATCACAAATAATAAGTCAAGTAATAAGTGATGTTCAAAGCTTCATGGATATAAATAAATACCAAATGGGTGATAACATTTATATGGCCTCGTTGATCGAAACAATCAATAATGTTGGTGGTGTATTGAATGTAATTGATCTTAGAGTATATAATAAGGTAGGTGAAGGTAAGTATTCAGTAAATGAAATTTCACAACCATATATTGATACAACAACTAGACAAATAGACATTTCATCTGATTATACATTATTTGGCGATCCTATTAGCATGTTTG